GGCGTGGTACGCCTGGTGTAGGTGATTTTATGTGGGCACTCAATAGTGCCCATAATTATTGTTATAATTATAACACCAAGGTAAACCTTGAGTTTCATTGGGAGCACGACGAAAATCATCTTCATCATTTCGAAGATCCCGAGACGATCATCGAACGCCTCAACTATATTCACAACTTCTATCATCGAAAGGATGATGTAAAGGTCACCCATGTTTACAATGCTGACAGTCGATACAGCAAATCATGGAAATGGTCTGATGACTTAGTTAAAGAAAATGATGGTAGTATTCGTATCGCAGCGATACAACGTGCAAACAAAACTAGATTCTGGTTCGAGAGTGGAGTGTACTCAGACGAAAAGGGCGGTAAGGCACCAAAGTCAGACTGGCCATTCCGCGAGGACATTTTAAATAGAAAAATAGATTCTAGGAAAGTGGTCATTTGGACGCCGGTATTTAATGCAGAGAAACCACGTACTTGGAAAAGACTCTTGACAAGTGATCAATGGCGTGATACAATTAGTCTACTGCGTAAGGCGGGATTGAATATAATAGAAGTGGATTATAGAACTCCTGTATCAGAGGTGCTTTATCACATATCTACATGTAGACAGATCGTGTGTTATGATGGTATGTGGCATTATATAGGAAGAAATTGTGCCACACCAATGGTTGTAATCAGTCCAGAAGGAATCACTAGATACCATACACCGCAATGTATTAGAACAACTAACAGTTCCGATGACGAGAGAAACATTGCAATGTGGTTGCGCAATATTCCAGAAATGCTAGGAGAGAGCAAAAAGAGAGCAGTTAACTATGAGCAGTCTTTACGAAACTTTATTGAGTCAGACTAACCCCGTCGAAGGTCATATACTTCCCACCGCTAATACTTATAAAGCGTTCAGAAAAGTTCTTGAAATAACCCAAGCAACTATGATTTATGAGATTGGATTTAATGCAGGCCATAGTGCGAAAATGTGGTTAGACTTACTTAGTGAGCAGACTGATTTCTACTTGGTATACAGTTTAGATGCATGTAAACATCCCTACACTTATCAACTTGGTAGAGCATTAGAAAACAGTAATAGCAACTTCCAATTCATGAAAAAGGATGTAATGCATATAAACGATCGAGAATTTTTAGACGGTTTTGATTTGGTGTGCATGGATGGAACACATCCAAGGGAGCACCTTAAATTTGTGCTAAGTGCACTGATGCATGGTGTGGTGCCCTATATTCTTATTAATGATTGCTCTAACAAGAGATACGTGACTGACTTGGTTAATGGTGCACTGGAAAATCCATCATTCAAATATGAAATGGCAACGCTTCCTATTTACTATGATGGCAGCAAGGGAGAGAACAGAATGCTTCTTTTGAAGACCACTTCGATTGGAGTGCGGGTGATATAATATGACAATTAAGATAGATCGTGCGGTAATTGAGGTGCAGGGTGGTTGCAATTTTGATTGTACCATGTGCCCTCAAGACAAGAGAGCGGGTGGACGACACAAAGGGTTCTTAACTAAAATGTCTCTACTTGAGTTCGAAGATAACGTACGGGATTGTGCACAGCACGGATTGAACGTGGTCAACCTTGACGGGTCAGGTGAAGCAACCCTCAATCGTATGTTACCCGAGTACATCAAGATCGTAAAGAGGCATGATGCAAAGGCGGTAATCTTCTCGAACGGGTTCAATATGAAGGGTGAGTTTATGCGCGACTGTGTAGACGCAGGTCTTGACTTCTTCCGTTTCTCATTCATTGGCCCCACCCCCGAACTGTACGATAAGTGGATGTACAATACACGCGGAAGCAACTACCACCTAATCAAAGAGAACATCCGTGCAATGAAGGCATATGTGGATGAGGTTGGATCTGATTGTGTTATTGAAACGTACCACCTAATCACCGATAACAACAACTTAGATTGGGAACTAGATAAGTACAAAGAACTGGTTGAAGAACTTGGTGTTAAAACGGAAATTTGGAAGATGCATAACTGGTCTGGTGCATGGGACATTGGAGAGAATGCACGTAGGGGAGAGGTGAAGACTTGTGGACGACCTTTTAGTCCCGACATTGTTATTCGTGCTGGTGGTCTTGATGGTAAAAGAGGTGCTGTTCACCCGTGCTGCCAAGTACTCGGAAGAGACGAAGAAGCAGTTCTCGGACACACCAGTGAAAACACCATCGAAGAAATCATCCGTGGAGAAGAATACTCCGCACTAAGAGAATCTCATCGAACTGGTAATTATCCGAGTTACTGTAAAGACTGCGATTTTTTACTTGACGATCCAGAGGTATTAGTATACACTAACAATGATAGAACTAATCACAAGATGATTGGTACTGAATTTAACTTGGATGACTATCGGAACATATAATGAAGCGACTGATATATCAGGTCTGTCTTGGCCGGCAGATTAATTCTAAATTGTACAAGAAATGCATCCAAAGTGTAGCAGAGTATGCAGAGAAGCATGATATTGATCATCATGTTCAAAAAACACCCAAACTGAAGATCAAACCCGATGTCTTCTCAACCAATCGCAGCACCGATTCGTATGAGAAGCATGGTGGGTTTTTGCCTATCTACGAAAAGGAGAATGCGTTTGATCTGCTAGAAGAGTATGATCAGATTGCAATCATCGACGCAGATATCTACATTCGTGACTTTGCTCCCAATATCTTTGACTGCGTTCATCCAGAAAGTGCGTTTGGGTGTGTGTTCGAACGTGAGATGCCCATCACAGAGAAGTATGCAAGCAAGATAAAAAACTATTCCACCATGCAGTACCATACACTGCAGACTAAGCAAAACATAGATTTCAAACCTAACAACTATGGTTATGAGTTTGCCAACATGGGTATGATTGTACTGAACTGCAAGAATTTCAAACCCTATCTAAAAGGACAGACTGCCAAACAGTTTATCACTCGTTCTGAATTCAAGGATTTTGTGGATGGTCTTGGGCCATGGAAATGGTCTACTGATCAAACGCTGCTAAATTACTTTCTGAAGAAGTATGACGTTCCGGTTGATCATATGCACTGGAAGTGGAATGGATTATATGGCGCAAACACCAAAATCGAAGAGTGTAACTTCGTACATTTCTTTTTGAAGGATCTGCTACCTAACCAAGGTGAAGATGTAGAAAGGTTGATGGAGCAGATATGAGAGCATTCGTAATTAAACTGAAGGATCGTCAGAAAGATGAGGTCAAGCGACTACGAGAATCGATCCAAGAAACCAAGAGTCCCCTTGAACTTAACATATGGGAAGCAACCGAACCCGACACGATTGATCGTAATCTGAGTAGATTAAAGTATCTCGATAAGAATGATTGGAAGTGGACTTGGCCTACGTCTGCGAGCGAGAATCACCTTGATATGAAAACAGGTATATTCAAGTTTGCGTATGGTGCTGCTGACCAAAACAAGAAAATTGCTACATCTTTGTCTCATGTGACCTTGTGGGATGCTATCGTGCAGATGAACGAAACCATTGTAGTGTTCGAAGCAGACGCACTGCTTACGCGTAAATTTAATCCAGACGAAATGGGTGATGCCAAGGTGTGTGGATTAAATGATCCACGTGGTGCTACTCGACGTGCCGATGTGTTTCATAAGCGAGTTTCGAGTAGGCAGGGTGTACAACCCGTACCCACGGTCAATCAAGCAGGAGAAGCACCTGTTCCTCAAGGTCTTGCTGGACACTCGGCGTATTATATCACGCCAGAGGGTGCTAAGGAATTGCTAGATAAAGTGACAGATTATGGTATGTGGCCCAATGACGCATACATGTGTAAAGAGTTGTTCCCTTGGATACGCGTGGTGTATCCTTATTATACAAAGGTACAGGGGACTGTATCGACTACTACGAGGTAAACATGATAGTATTGCATGATAATGTTCTAGTGACTGAAGACTCCCAGAAAGAGACGACGACCGAGAGTGGTCTTATCCTATCGCGAGATGTTAGCACCGGACACAAACCTGCTATTGTAATTGCAGTGGGTGAGGATGTTCCCTTGCTCTTTCTTCGTCCCAAGTCTAAAGTATATCTTGACTGGTCAAAGTCGATGCCCGTAGAACTTGACGGACTCAAATGTGCTATAGTAAAATATGAAGATGTTAAGTTAATTGTAGAATAAAATGAAAGCATATGTCATCACAATTATGGACAATGAGCGTTCTGTTGAAATGGCAGAACGTTGCATTGTGTCGTGCAAACGATACGGTCTGACGGTTGAGAAGTGGCCTGCAGTAACACCGAGACATCCAGAATTTGAGTCATTGCAGAAGACTCTAGGTGTCATTGCTGAGAACTTTGATACTGGTTGGTCACGACCAGAGAATGCTATAGCATGTTTTCTTTCTATGGCAAGTCTATGGAGTCATGCGGTTGAGACAAATGAAGATGTGTTGATACTAGAACATGATGCGGTGATGTGTGGACGTATTCCCGCACTACTGAGGTTCAACAAGTGCATGACATTGGGTAAACCAAGTTACGGACGGTATGAGACACCCACATTCCTTGGTACTGGTGAACTAACACAGAAACCGTACTTTGGTGGTGCACACTCATACATCGTCTCTCCTGCAGGCGCACAGGAACTCCTAGAGACCATCCCGACTGATTCTCGACCAACAGACGTTTATCTAAACATTAACAACTTCCCTTGGTTAGAAGAATATTACCCGTGGTGTTTCTTTGTGAATGATTCGTTCTCGACTATCCAACACGAGTCGGGATGTCGAGCAAAGCACAATTATGATCGAGGTATTGAACTTGTCGAACCTTAATCTGATAACCGTATGTACTGATGCATACCCCATGATCTACGCACGTAAACTGATTACACGGTTCAAGCAATTGACAGAGTATGACGTAACTGCTTGGTGTGTGACCGATCGACCCGATGAGATTTCGGATATTGCGAACATCATCGAACCACCTTTCGGTGCTGGTAGAGGTTGGTGGAACAAGATGAAAGCATATGACTCTTTCTATGAGGGTCATGCGGTGTATATGGACATTGACACAGTTCTCGTCAAGAACTTTGACGATGAAATTCGAGATGCAATAGAGAAACTCGAAGATCCAGCGATAAAGGTTGCGTGTGTTAGCGATGCTATAGGATGGAAGGATAACAAGTACAGTTCTTCTATGATGGTGCTAAAGAGCGGTAACATGCATGATGTGTGGGAGAAATTTAAACTTGACAGTTGGAGACTTTTCGACTATGATGGTGGAGATCAGGTTTGGACTGGGCACCATCTGAGTCTTGGTGAACAAGTCGTTTATTACATGGACGAACAGTTTAATGCCAATTTGAAACTTAACCTAAAGTTTCACTTAGGTGAGAGGATTATGGGTCAATGGAAATTTCCATCTTATATTCCACCTGCATGTAAGATAGTTGATTGTGGTGGTAGGCCTAAACCCCACGAACTAGATAATCTTAGGTACATAAAGGAGAACTGGCACGATGTTCAGTAAGATATTAATCGGTGTCATTGTTGCTATGGGTGCTGCTGGTTACCTATACTTTCAGATGACCGAATCTAAAATGGGAGACATGCAAGCACAACTGCAAACTCAAGCAGGTGTGATTGTTGCATTTGAGACGCGTCAGGCAGAGCAAATCAATACTATTGAAGCACTGCAGAATAGTCTAAAGAGAACAACCGAGGCACTCAACACTATGAGTGCTCGCAATCAAGAGATTGAAGCAGAAGCACAACGGTATCTTGCTATCTTTGCACGACACAATCTATCTAAGTTGGCGGCCGCTAAACCGAATCTAATCGAAAAACGAATCAACAAGGGGACAAGTGATGTATTCAGAACTATTGAAAACGACACTGCTGTTATCGACACTATTGATAACTAGTGGGTGTAGTTCTTTACTTCCTTGGGGTAAAGAACCGCCTGCGCCAATCCCTGTGGAGATTCGTACGGTAGAGGTACAGATCCCTATTACACATCCTGTAATGCCACGTGCGATCCAACTGAAAGACCCTCAGTGGTATGTGGTATCTGACGAGAACGTCGATACCTTTCTTGAGGAAATTAAAAAAAGACACGAAGGTCAGTTGGTCTTTATCGCAATGTCTGTGGGTGACTATGAGTTAATGTCCTACAATATGCAGGAAATTAAACGATATATAAATCAATTAAAGGAAGTTGTGGTATACTACCGCACTATCAATAGTAAGGAAGATGACGATGAGTCTACGAAAAGAGATGATAGCAAGTCTGCGGAGTCACGCAGTGGGTCAGATCAACAAGCACAAGATGAACGCTGAGATCTATCTTAATAACCCTATGGGTATCGGTGAGCATCCTGATGTGATGGGTGCTCTTGAAGAAGAACTTGGCAAGGTTGCTGAGTACCATGATTTGCTAGAAGTATTGGACAAGTACATCGATGTATGAATATCGCTGCAAAATTGTTAGAGTGGTTGACGGTGACACTGTGGACGTTGATATCGATCTTGGTTTCGGTATTGTTTATGCTAATCAGCGCGTTCGTCTATACGGTATTGATACTCCTGAATCTCGCACACGAGATAAGGTCGAGAAGAAGTTCGGTAAACTCGCAGGTCGATTCCTCAAAGAGAAACTAGGCAAGGAGTGTATTCTACGTACGCGTCTAGATGCGACAGGTAAGTTTGGTCGTATCCTTGGTGAGTTCTTAGTATATGATCATGAGACTGACCGTCAAATGACTGTTAATAATATCATGATTCGCGAACATCTTGCGGTTGCATACTTTGGTCAGTCCAAGGATGATATCGAAGAAGAGCATTTGCGTAATCGTGAGTTAGTATTGAGTGAAGGCAAGTACGAATTATGAGATGGAACATTTTAGGTAACGGAGACCACGCGGGTACGTTCAAGCGTGGTACTGATGGTAAGTTGCTTATATGCAACATGCCCCCGTTCGAGATTCCCCGTAACGAAGTTTTCGCTACCTGTATGGTCGATTATAAGATGATGCTTGCACTAGCAAACAATCAGATCAAACTCGACATGTATGATTGGATTCTCGGTACCCGTCCTAGACATTGGATGGAGGTACAACCTGCGTTCTACATGAAGTACTCACAGAACATCAAAGCGTTCCATCAACACGTACCCCAGTATGCTATGCTAGAGGGTCAGACTGAGGCACAGGCCGCTACTAACTACTCCTGTGGTCATATGGCAGTGGACTACGCATGTCGCGTACAGAAGGCGACAGAGGTTCACATCTACGGGTTTGATTCTATCTTTGATACTAACCTACGTTCGTTCACTGATCTACTGCTGGAATCTGATCGTAGTCATACTAACACGTATCGTATCGCGAGCAATTGGAGACCCGTATTCTCTTATTTGTTTAAAGAGTTTGACAAAACCAAATTTTATCTGTACCATAGTCATGATAGGATTCAAATTCCTATCAGTGATAATGTTGAAATCGTTGTGGGGGAAGCATGAACGAAAAACTGAGTGATGTACTAGATTTTTTAAAGACATTCATAGTCAGTCTTGGTGCTGAGTACAAAAAAACATGGGAAATATATCCTGCAACTCTATTTTGGACAGCAATTATTGCTTTTTCAATTGGACTAATTGTATAAATACATCTATAATAATATTTAAGGCGTTTTAACACATGCAGTCTTTCAACTCATTTTTAAAAGAAGAAGCATTTCTTGCAGAAGAAGCAGAAACACTTCTTGAGAAACTCATTACCTTTGGTGGTAAGGCATATCCCAAGTTCGGCAACATTGTGGTCATGGCCGGTGGTGCGGGATCGGGTAAGGGGTTCATTCTTAGTAATTTGGTTGGTATGGAAGGTAAAGTCTTTGACGTAGACGAACTAAAGACCCTTGCATCAAAGACACCTGCTATTGTCAAGCGCATCAAGAGTGAAATGGGGGTTGACCTTAAAGACCTCGCATCTAATCTGAAGAATCCTGAAAACGTTGGTAAGTTACATCAAATCATGGGTGACTATCTAAACCTAGACAAACGTAAAGAGAAGTCTTTCTACACCTCTGTATTGTCTGCACCTGCCGATCGTAAACCCAACATCATCTTTGATATGACCTTCAAAGAGTTGACCAAACTTCAAAAGGTTGCACGTGATGCTGAAGCACTAGGATACGATAAGAAGAACATCCACATCGTATGGGTAGTGAACGACATTGAAGTCGCACAACAGCAAAATAAGGCACGTGCACGTACCGTACCTTCCGAGATTCTAATCAACACTCATCGTGGTGCTGCTAACACTATGGGCGATATCATCAACATGGGTAATAAGTTGAAGAAGTACATGGATGGAGACATCGTGTTCGCATTCAACAAGGTTGGTGTTGACGCAAACCTAGTCAAGTCTGGCAAGGGTGGTTCATATGTCAAGGACGCAAACTACTTCTACGTGAAGAAGCAAGGAAAAGCACCTACCTCTGTAGATAAGTTGGATGCTGACATTAGACGTAAGATTGCCAGTTACGTTCCGAAGAACGTAGACTGGACTTAATTATTATACCGTCGAATTATATTATCTAGAATTTGATACTCGATCTTCTGATCTTCTTCTGCTGATCCTGCAAACTTAGAGTCCCAAATCTTACGGGTAACGAAGGCCCCATTGAGTTCAGTGTTTTCTTTACGTGCATTCATGAATCTGTGTGGGTCGGGGTTAGCATACATTAGGTCGATGATTACTGCATCATTACGAACGTGACCATTAAAGGCACTCAAAACATCCTCTTTATTGAACTGAGTTTCTGGTGAGTCTTTTGGTACACCCGCAAAAACAACGCAATCGTACATGTGGCGAGGTAGTGTGTGAATATCGATATTCCTACCGAACTTGTATTGTCTGTCGCATGGAATCAAATCAAGTTCATACCGTTTGTATATGGCGTGCATCAACTGACGATGACGAGACTCGGGCGGTGCCAGAGTATGCATTGTAAAATTGGTGTAACCATACGCCATGCGAGCAACTGGTAGGAACTGTAACCAAATATTAGGATCAACCATAGTTTGATCCGTTGAATGATATGATGGAGTTGGGAATAAAACGCGCCCCGCTTTACGATCCATAGTCCAAGAGGTTTGTCCTGCAAGAAAGTGTCCGACGAATAAGACATTTTTGAAACCTGTTTCTGCTTGTACTGCAGATAGGTAGTTCAATATCATAGGACAATACGAAAAAACATCACTAGTAGTATGTGCCCATCTATCTTTATATCGAGTGACAAGATCGTTCTTGAGAATCTCACCCCGTAGCAAATAATTCAGTTTACCGTGCTGATTTTTCTTGTGACCGGAATGTACGTAGGTTCCGATGAGATTATAGTTCGCATCAGTCTTTTGAATCAATTCGGTATTCGATAGATATAACATGGTTATCCCTTGTAGATGTTTTGTATGTGGGTCTCGAACTGCTCAATCTTATCTAATCGATTTGGCCACAAGATGTATTCCTTCTCAGGATTCTGCTTTAAATTGTTTAACAGCGGTTGGACAGCATTGTAGAGTTTGTCTAAACGCTCCTGTGTGGATTGCACTGTAGTCGATACACTTTGTACTTGCTGAGTTGCTTGTTGAACAACTTCAAGATCCTGTTCATCGACAATGGTGAATCCAAAGTCAAATAAATCGTCACTCATATTTATACCTTTTGACGTGATTTTCTTTTATTTATATCTTGACACATCTCAGAAAATCGTGTATACTCTACTAAGTAGATGAGGAGATGTATATATGTCACGTATGAACGCAGTTGTCTTCGACATTCAAGAAGACTATCACAATCAAGTACCATTCCAGACTTCCGTAGAAAATCTCATGTCCAGATACAATCTGCTCGAAGAGTATGCGAGCAAGACTGTGCGTCAAGTATGGAGCGACATTGAGAGGGATACGTATGAACCTTACTAATGGTTATATGCTTATTCCAAAATAATCTAAAAAAAGTGCAAATAAGTGTTGCATTCTTATTCTAATAATGAGATAATAGTACCCTATTGAGATGAGAGAGAAAGTTATGAAATATCAAGTTGGTCAAGAAGTCTGGGTCAAGTGTGCTAATTCTGACGCTTGGGTCTGCGGTGTTGTCACTGGTCAGACTGCCAAACGTGTTCGAGTCTATAACGAAGTCCGAGGCCTTGAAGGTCTTTATGCTCCCCAACATGTCGAGGTGAAATAATCTATGCCAAATGTAAATGTCGTTTATGGTTCTACTGGTCAACGTACTATGTTCATGGGAATGGACTTGTCGTGTGAGATGCGTGTTTCTCATGCTTTGGGTGAGAGAGCACCTATCCATAATGTTGTGACTCATGAGAAGGGAGTGCACGAAGTGCGCGATCTCTTGTTATATGAGAAGCACATCAAGTACGACCTGATTCTCCGCAAGATGCTGGAAGATGGTGCTATCGATCATGACACTAAGGTTAAGGTCGGTTCAAATGGCCGGTTGCGAGAAGTGTACTTAGTTAAAGAGAAGGAGGCGTATCGGTGCTTCGGTACGAGTTATTATGGCAAATACATCGCGCAAAAATAACCTTGTGGCAAAATACGCACGTAAGTTCAATAAGTCTGCGGTGCATATAGACCGCAAGAAAGAGTACAAGAAGTCCGGTGACAAGGGTCGCCGGTACTGCGTAGACGAGGACTTCTATGACTCTGCAGGGGGTAAACAATGAATATCTTTAAACTAGATGAGAGTCCAATAACATCTGCTCAAATGCAATGCGATAAGCACGTGGTGAAGATGCCGCTAGAGTCTGCGCAGATGTTATGCACCGCACATCGTTTACTAGACGGTGACGAAGGTAACGAGCATTTGTATAAGGTCGCACACCCTAAGCATCCATGTACTCTGTGGACTATGGAGTCTATCGCCAACTACCATTGGCATTACAACCATTGGGTAGCACTGTGTAAAGAATATACACATAGATATGGAAAGACACACTTGTCTTTTACAAAGTTTGGTGATATACTAAAGGTTCAACCTAAGAACATTCCTATTGGCATTTTGACACCATTCCGTTTGGCCATGGGATCTAATCCAGAGTGTATGTTCGATGATCCTGTAAAGTCTTATCGTGCATTCTATAAGACTAAGCAAGCGCGGTTTGAAATGAAGTGGACAAAACGCAAAGTACCAGAATGGTTCTTGACAAGTTAAAGGAGATGATATATAATGGGTAACAGATTACGATATCAAATGATTCGTGGTGCACAGCAACGACTTAATGCAAATAGACAACATCGTCGTATGCAGTTAGAGTTTGAACGTGAAGTTAAAAAAATTGATGAAGGAGCAGAGTCTTGTATACCGAAAAAGAATTCAAAGAACACGTTGAAATAACTAAGCGTATTCTAAAGGACACATATGTCAACAACATTATATATGTGCAGGATCGAGTAAAAGCGGGTGCGGCCGAAGATGAATTGAAGCAGATCGACGAACTCATTCTTGCGAATGAACGTATGATCGTGTATTTTGATGAAGGTGATCAGTGGGTGAAAGACCTCCACGCAGAAGCGAAAGGTGAAATTAAGGAGAATGGTGATGGAACAAGTGATGGACTCGGAGTCAACTCCGGAGATGCAGAAGAAGAAGTTGCTCGAATCGAAGAAGCAAGGAATTCTTGAAGCACTTAGCGCGGGGGTTGTTGACCTGCAATTTAAAAAAGTGAATGGCGATCTACGTAATATGCGTGGGACTCGTAACCTCGGTATTATTCCAGAAGAGAATCATCCCAAGGGAGACGGTACAATCAAAGAAGCAGACACTATTGTCACTCTTTTTGATTTGGAAGTCAAAGATTGGCGTTCGTTTCGAATCGAGAATTTAGTCGAGTATCGATAAATGGTAAAACGTAGACGTAAACCCATGACTGAAGAGCAACGTGCTGCAGCGATTGAACGTCTCGCTAAGGCACGTGAGGCCCGTGGTCATGACGGGTCTAAGTCTGTGCACCCAAATTTGTTAGAGGTTCCTGAAGACTCTCCTGTCCATTGGAAGAAGGTGAAGGGGTGGATCAAGGAACTCTCTGATGAAATTAAGTCGAAAAAACATCAACGTCTTTCAAAGGAATCGAAGGAACGTCAAGAATACCAAGTTCTTGATGTTTACGTAGGAAACCTAAAACGTTATCTTGATAGTGGTGTGTACATGGATAATCGATATGGACGACACCGTGAGGGTAAGATGAACACTGTTGTCTTTACAATGGCGTACTACTCTGATGGTCGCCCTAAAAGAACCGTGGGTCACTTTTACCCCGATGTTGGTGAATACACACAGGAGATGAAAGAGCATGATGATAGAGTTTACGGTTCCGAACCCAAGCAATCGAGAGGAACCAGAACAACCATTCATGAATCGGAAGAGGTTCTCGAAGATGGTGGAGAAGATCGCGAGGAATTCTGGGATGACCTACTTAGATAGCATCGTTCATGTTTGCGAAATAAGTAACCTAGATGTTGAGGACTGTAAAAAGTTCCTTAGTCCATCAATTGTAGAGAAACTCGAAGCAGAGGCAATGGGTCTGAACCTTATCGATAAGGGCAACACTATCGATGTGTGAAGTCGTTAGACTTGTAGACCAATATCTCATTGATGAGATGTTGTCTTTGCATGAAAGCGGACTCTTGCTGTCACATCCAGCACTAACAGGCCGACGCGTAGGTGATCCCCAAGAAGATGGTTACCGAAAAACAAAACGGGTAATGATGTCACACAGAATGTTTCCGGAAATCTGTGAACGTATTGAAGGATATTTCGAAGAAGACCTGAAAGTAAATCAATTTGATTACTTAATATACAATGTAGGCGACCGATACAAAAAACATACTGATGCTGAGGTTGGTGATGAGGACGCTAAAAGAGTTTATACCACTGTCACTATGTTGGACAAATCTGATGACCTCGAAGGTGGGAACCTAGTCGTCTATAACGATGATGGGAGTGTTGTAACTATTAACTTAGGGATTGGTGATACCGCAATATTCCGGTCAAATCTAGTTCATGAAGCAACGGAAGTTATTCGAGGAACAAGAAAAGTTTTAGTTGCATGGTTGTTTTAGGTTGACAACTTATATAAATAGTGTTACTATATAATGGTATCGTGAAAATACGCTGATACAAACTGTAATATAACGCATATGCTGAACATACTGGAGAAAAAATATGTCTTTTGCAAATCTAAAAAGTCGCTCTGCCGACATTTCTAAACTCGTTAATGCCGCGCAAGAAGCGTCTGGTCAGAAACAAACTACCAACAAGTATCAAGACGAACGCAAGTGGAAACCTACCGTAGATGATGCGGGTAATGGTTACGCAGTGGTTCGATTCCTTCCTGCAATGGAAGGTGTTGAAACTCCTTGGGTACGTTATTGGGATCACGGGTTCAAGGGCCCCACTGGTCAGTGGTACATCGAGAAGTCGCTTACTACTATCGGTCAGAAAGATCCTGTCTCTGAACTGAACTCTCGTCTGTGGAATTCAGGTATCGAAGATGATAAGGAAACTGCACGTAGACAGAAGCGCCGTCTACACTATATGTCTAATATCCTTGTTGTTAACGATCCCGCGAATCCTGCAAACAATGGTAAGGTATTCTTGTACGAGTACGGTAAGAAGATCTTTGACAAAATCATGGATCTAATGCAACCACAATTCCCAGGCGAAGAACCTGTGAATCCTTTCGATTTCTGGAAG